GCGCGGCAGGCGAACCCAAATATTGATGGGACGCTTGCAAAGCAGATAAGTGATTTAAACGGCAGTTTAGAGATGCAAGGAGAAAAGGATTGTACACTGGTGAATGCAACTGGTAGTGCATCATATATCCGTAATGGGTTCATGGCACAGGTGATAATGGAAATAACACCAACCAAACTAGAAAATGGTGCAATTCTTTTGAAAGGATTGCCAATACCACAAAAGTATATATATATGACGCTACCAGCAATTAACGGTAACAACATACCATGCGTTATAAATGCTAATGGAGAACTTGTAACATATTTTCAATATGGTGGAAACAGTATTTCGAGAATAGACCATATCTTTTGTTATATGTGTAACTGATAAGGCTAATAAAGTTGCACTAAATATCATGAAATAATATTCCAATTCCACCAAGTTCCTGCATCTTTAGTACGAACAGCTAATTTGCCATTGTATTGCCCAGCGATAGATACACCAATCTGAACTGCATAGCCTGTGGTTACATTGTTAAACGGAATTGTTAAAAGTATTGTGTGGAAATTGGGAAACGGGTTATTGGTGGAAGCATCATAATTGATGTTTGGTGGCATATGTGTAATTCCAAAATCAGCGTTGTTTGCGTCGATTGTTTCTTTAGTTGAATAAAATACAGTATTTAAACTGCCGTTTAAGAAAATATATCGAACAAATGTTCGGATGTAACTTATAAATCATTTTTATAGAAAGGAATTAAATCATGGACAAAATTATTTTAGCCAACAAAACAGAATTTGAAATTGCCGATGGGGCAAGCCTTGGCAACATCCAGATCAAAGCCGAGAACTTCGGAGCCATTAAAACGATCACGGATGCTTTTACTGCAGACAACCTTGCGGAAGTCGCATTTACACATAATGGCGAAACATCCGGCAAGTACACCGATCTGAAATCCGATGGGTTTACATATGTTCCGAATATGGGCGAGGATAGCGCAGAAGATGGCACATATACCGTAACGGTAAGACTTAGAACAAAGACGGAAATGGAAAAGGCAATTGATGAGCTTAAAGCAGGACATGAAGCAAATGCAGAAGCAATCGAAGAACTGGCAAACATTGCAACAGAAAGTGAGGCATAGGATATGGTTAAGTTTTATGTAAGACGTATTCTTGTAGACAAGAAGATGGCGATTGATGAAGTGCCGATGCGTTGGCGCGCAAAAGTGCAAGAAGAGATTGAGAAACAGCTTTCCGCTTCTCTGCAATGACATTTCCTGTCGAAACTTGCGACCGAAAAATGTTGAAATCATGCATATTACAGTGATACTATGGACTTGTCCGAAAGGACACTTCAAGTTCTGGCATGGGTGGGGTTTGGCATGGCTCCGCCCATAATTGGGGATTGACTATGCCGAACACACGTTCTATAATTACTTTGTTGGTACATAATAGTTTATGATTGGAGGTTTTTTATGTCGGGAGAAGTAAAAACAGAAGAGACTTATAAAGAAGAAATTATAACTATGATAAAAGAAATTGAAGACTATAAGATGTTAAAAATTTTGCATGGATTTGTAAAAGCTGGTTTAAAAGAAGAAAAAGCAGGGCATTGAACCCTGCTTTCTTTTAGAATATAAATTTTTCGAAAAATTCACATAACAATTCTTTTTTGCTTACTGGCAATCTGCTATATTCAATAATAATTTTTTTGAAACGTTCATCATTCATTCCAATATTTAATACAACACTTGAAAATTCTTCGTCAACAGATTTATTTATGCGTGGGTCTATTAAATCTGATTTTCCGATTTTGAAATAATCAGCCAATGCCTGAAGCTTTCCTGACCTTGGAAATGATTTTCCGGTGCACCACATACTTAGAGTCGTTGGGTTAATACCTAAGTCTTTTGCGACATCTATTTGCTGTTTTTGATTTAATTCAATATAGTATCTTAAATTTTCAGCAAACACTTCTTTTTGGATATCGTCTACATCCATTTCGTTAAATTGATTTTCGTTATCCATTTCTTCTGCCCTCCTTTCTAACTGTATTATAAACCAATAAAATAAAAAATTCAATATTAAATCCAATAAATTTGAATTTTAGTGTTGACAATCCAAAATAATTGGATTATGATTAAACCATCAAATATGAAAGGAGAGAAAAAGATGCCTAGAATTTCATTAGAAGCAGTTCGCGTAAATGCGAAAATGACACAAAAGGAATGGGCTGAAATGCTTGGTGTATCTAATGCAACCGTTGTCAATTGGGAAAAGGGCAAAACAGAGCCTAGCTTATCACAGTTGAAAACCATGAGCAAATTGTCTGGTATTCCGATGGATTTTATTTTTGTGCCAGATACATCCAATTAAATTGGATTATAAAAGAAAGGAAGCGAGTGAGGACATGAAAGAAATTAAATCCGTGAATGATTTGGTTGTTGTTCCGGTTTCCTATTTCAATGGAATGGAAAAGGAATTGCAGAAGATTTTAAACAAAGTGGATATTCACGATATGGATGTCATGGAACAGGTTCTTCATATGCGGAAATGGCTGAAAACCAAAACCGTATATGAAGAAACAAAGAGATTATATCCTAATCTCCGTTTGGAAAATATTCATTTGCTTTTACCACAAGAAGAGAGTGACGAAAGGGGGGGTAGAATATGGAACACAAACCACAAAAAATTGAAATCAAGCCGAGAAGAGAGGGAGAACCACCGTCAAGCATTCATCTTTTTGTAGATGGACATGAAATCAAAGGAATTAGAAAACTTGATTTTTCTGTAGAACCAAACGGTCTTCCGCATTTGGTGCTTGATTTACAGGCATTTAATTTGACTGTTGATGCCGTTTGCTTGATATATCAGGAAAAAATCGGGGCAATTAATCTACAGATTGCAGACGAAGAAATTCCCCGAACGTGAGATTTTAAGTCCGGGGAATAATGGTTACATCTTTTCGCCAACAAAAATATTGTTTGATGAAAGGACAGAGCAACTTGATTGACTGCAAATATTGCCGTCACGCTTATATTTGCAATCGTAAGTACCACAGTATTCTTCTGACGATTCAGTAGTTTTGCTTTCAATAACATTGACCTTAACTTGATAATCAGAACGCTGTTGCTCACAATAACCATTTATGATTCTTTGTTTCAAAAGATTTTCACCTCCCTTATTTGATGATAAGGGGATTATACCACAGAAAGGAGAACTATGAACGAATTACAGATTTTTAATTCGGAAGAGTTTGGAGAGATTCGGACAATTACTAAAGATAATGAGCCTTGGTTTGTCGCAAGTGACATATGCAGGTCGTTAGATTTGTCAAACCCAACAATGGCTATGCAAAGAATTGACGATGATGAAAAGGCTAAATTTAATTTAGGGTTATCTGGTGGAGAGACAAACTGTGTAAACGAATACGGTCTTTACTCATTGGTACTTGCAAGCAGAAAAAGAGAAGCCAAAGATTTTAAAAGATGGATTACGCATGAAGTCCTTCCGTCAATCCGTAAGAATGGCGGTTACATAGCAGGACAGGAAACCTTATCTGATGAAGAGTTGCTTTCCAAGGCTCTTATGGTGGCACAACGAAAGATTGACGAAAAGAACAACATTATTGCCATGCAGGACTCGCGAATCCAAGGAATGATACCTAAAGAGATTTTCGCTGATGCAGTATCAGCAAGCCATACATCAATTCTGATCGGAGATTTGGCAAAGTTGATTTGTCAGAATGGTGTGCAAATAGGACAGAAGCGGTTGTTTGAGTGGTTGCGAGAGAATAACTTCCTTATTAAAAGCGGTACTTCTAGGAACATGCCAAAACAGAGATATGTGGAACAGGGATTGTTCGAGGTTAAAGAAAGCAACATTCAGAATCCGGACGGTTCAGTAAGAATCACAAAGACAACGAAAGTTACCGGAAAAGGACAAGTGTACTTTGTAAACAAGTTTCTGAAAGGAGCATGAATGAAAAAAGTAATCCAATTCATTATAGGTGCGGTTGCAATGGAATATTCCTTGGTTGCCGCGTGCTATATGGATAGTGAGGGCGCGTCCGGGAATATGTCGGCTATTAAATTTGTAGCCGGGGCAGTAATTGCGGCAATCATGTATTACTGGTCGGAAGTAGACCGAAAGAGAGACGAACTTGACAAGCGAATTAAGAGAAAACGCAGAATGAGAGAGGATGCATGGTAAGCGTTGTGTATATAAGTGGTACGAGATGTTCCACGAAAGAAAAGCGTATGCTTGCTGAACTTTTGGCAGGGAAACGAAAGAAACAGAATGATAAAGAGAATTTTGAAAAGATTCTCGGAAGAGAAATGGAAAGGAGAAGCAATGGAGAACAGAATAACGTTGATTGGTGATGTTGTATCAGCACCAAGGGAAAGCCATAAATCAAACGGTAAGATTTTTTATAAATTTTTCATCGGAGTTGAAAGAAGAAGTGGGGTTGCAGATATACTTCCGGTACTGTTTGATGAAGAAATCAGCGATACAGGAATCAGCGGAACGGTATGCGTCAATGGGAAGATAATTACACGGCACGTAAAAACAGGGGCTGGAGAAGCCATTCTTATGTATGTTATGGCGGATGCAATCACAAAACCAGAGGATGATAGCCCTTTGAATGAAGTAAGTCTTGATGGAATTATCGGGGAAAAGCAACTTAGGGAAACGCCACTTGGTCGAAAAATCTGTGATGTGAAACTCAAAACCTTAAGAGAGAATGGAAAAGAGGATTTGATTACTTGCATCGCATGGGGAAAGTGTGCAGAATATACAGACTCACTTGCTTTAGGCGATAAGGTAAGCACGTACGGCAGATTGCAGAGCCGGAGATACAAGAAAACGTGTAAAGATGGTCACGTTGTGGAAAAAGTTACATATGAGTTGTCAATAAAAGGAATCGTGGGGGTGTAATAATGCGAATGATTTTAAAATCGTTACGTATGGAGAATTTTAAAGGCATTAAGAGCCTTGATGTAAATTTTTCAAATAAGACAAGTATTAAAGGGCAGAATGCGGTAGGTAAGACTACAATTTTTGATGCGTTCACATGGTTGCTTTTTAACAAGAACAGTGCCGGAGAGGAAAAATTCAATGTCAGACCGCTGGATAAGGATGGAAACCGCATTGATAACGTTGAAATCAAGGTTGTAGCGGTTCTGGATGTGGATGGCAAGGAAATGGAACTTTCAAAGATTCAGAAGCAGAATTGGGTTAAGAAGCGTGGAACTAATACGGTATCATTGCAGGGAAACCCAAATTCTTATGAGATTGACGGTTATCCGAAGAGTGAAGCTGAATTTAAGGCTTATATTTCCGGCTTAGCGCAGAGTGAGGATATGTTTAAGATGCTGACCAATCCGCAGTATTTTTCTTCTCTGAAATGGAAAGAACAGAGAGACATTCTGATGAAACTCGTTGCAGAGGTTTCAGATGTGGAACTTGCGCAGACCGATGCCAAGTATGCGCCATTGATTGACGAATTGGAAAAAGCACCGTCTACGGATGATATTCGTGCAAAGTTTTCCAAGGCATTATCTGAATGGAAGAAGAAACAGGCTGAAATTCCGGTTCGTATTGACGAAGCCGAGAAATCCAAGGTTGATGTAGATGTGGCAGAGCAGGAGTTGTTAAAAGCCGATTTAGAGAGAAAGATTGAAGCACTTGAAGATTTAATGGGGAAATCTGATGTGCGGATTGATGAAATGCGCAGCGAAGAAATGAATTGTCAGTTTGAAATGTCAGCTATCGCGCAGACCATGAATAACGAGCTTTCAAGCAAGAAACGTGAGATTGAAAAACACAAATACGAACATGAGGAAAAGTTGGAAGATATTCGATTCTCTATCGAAAATGCGCAGAACTCTGTTGATAGCAATAAAAGAACAATTTCTGAACAGACTCTTAAGAAAGCTGAACTTGCGAAAAAGTATAAAGAGGAAAAGGAAAAGAAGTTTGACGATTCAAAGTGGGTATTTGACGAATCTACAACGGTTTGTTCGTTATGCGGACAAAGATTGCCGGAAGATAAAATAGAGTCTTTAAGAGCCGATTTTTCGCAGAGAAAAGCAGATGCAATCGAAGTATTTAATGAAGAACACGCGAAAACGCTTGCCATGATTGTTGATTATGGAAATGCGTGCGCTGAAATGATTAAGGAGCTGACCGAGAACAATAAGGAATTAGAGAACAAAATCAACACATTGAAACTGCGTGAAGCGGAAGAAATTGACATTATCAAAGGATTTGATGAACAGATTTCTAAGCTTCCGTCTTGCGCTGATTATACGCAGAACACAGAATATGCCAAGTTAAAGGATAGACAGGATGAATTGCTTGCTGATATTGCAGAGTTAGAATCCAAGGGCGCAGATAAGGTTGTTGAGGACGCAAAAGCAGATAAAGCAAAATTAAAGAGCCAGCTTGACGAAGTAAATAAGATTATCGCACAGGCGGCTAACAACGTTATGATTGATGATCGCATCGAAACGCTTAGAGACGAACAGAAAGAAATCGGGCAGAAAGTTGCAGATCAGGAACAGATGCTTTACCTCTTGGAAGAGTTCATTCGTTTCAAGCTGAATAAGGTTTCTGAATCTATCAATAGCCATTTTAAGACAGTTAATTTCAAACTCTTCGAAACGCAATTAAATGGCGGTATGAAAGATTGTTGTGAGTGTACCGTGAATGGAGTCGGATATTCAGATTTGAATAATGGTCACAAGATTTTAGCCGGACTTGATATTATCCGCTCATTAAGCGAGTTATACGGTGTGAGCGTGCCGATTTTTGTTGATAACGCAGAATCGCTGAATGAGTTCAATGTGCCGGATATGGATGCACAGCTAATTCTTCTGACGGTTTCCGAGGACAAACAGTTGAAAGTAGAGGGTGTGTAGAATGTCAAGAATATGGATAAAAAATAACATCACACAGCCGGATGCAAGGTGTATGTCGTGCAAGCGTTGGAGGAACGCAAATAAAGGGTTTTGGGGAGGAGACGGACATTGTTCTCTTCCGTATTGCGAGAAAGACACGAGGAATAAAGGAAAGAGAGGTCGTGTACATGGATGATATTGAAAAATTGAAGGCTGAAAACTCAGATTTGCGAACAAAGGTAGATAACTTTGAGTGTAATGAATATAAACTTATAAGAGAACTTGAAAAAGCCTCAGAAACCAACGAAAGACTTTTGCGTATTCTTGAAAATTTGTCAAATGGATATGTGAAAAAGGAGAGGTAATTATGCAGTATATCAAAGCGAAATTTCCAAACAGCACAAGAAGCTACGTATATCGCACCGAGGATTCTGTGAAAGCTGGTGACACGGTTGTAAATGCCAAGGGTGCAAAGCTGACAGTTACAGATGAAACCGTGGATATGAAGTGGGTGGATACCTACGGTGCTGATAAGGTGGCAGTTGTGAAGAAGTATGAAGAATATCGCATTGTTGATATTCGAGATGCAAAAACGCACATCACAAGATCGGATGGCAGATACCCATTGAGAATCGGCAGAATCACAAAGAAGCCAAACCCACATATTGGATTGCCAATGATTCTTGAATACGTCAGAAATGCTGACGGAACGGATTACTCCGGAAATATATTAAGGACAAGCCGTGTTTGTGGTTCACTTATCAACGAAAAGGGAAATCTTGTAGTTGGAACAATGAATAGCGTGTATGAATTTGAACTTGTAAAAAATGCAGAAAGTGAGGAATAGATATGATTATCAAAACAAAGAGATTTTATGTAAATGGTAAGTCATGCAAGGTGGAACCTAAGAAAGAGGGTGCTGATTACCTTGTGGTAGTTGACGGCAATGTGTATGCAAAGACTCCGAACGAATTGCATGCGGTGCAGAAATTTAATGAGATTTAAGAAAGCGAGGAATAGGCATGATTAAATCAGATTTTGGAACAGTAGAAGTAAATGGAACCAAGCTTGTTATCATGGCTGAATTTGAAACTCTTTTAGTTGCATTAAGGGGAGTTCTCGGAGAGAAGGAATACAACCTTGCTTTGCAGAGAGTAAGTGAAGAGGAGCTGTCCGAGGATGGTAAAGAAATATTAAGAAAAGGGCAAAAAAGACGCATGGCAGAAGCTATCAAAGCTATTTTAAGCGGAATGGAGGATAAGTAATTATGGCAGAAAATACGGCAGTATCTACGCAGGGAAAACAGGAAATGAATACACAACTTTCCTATTATACAAACCAGTACATAGGGCTTATGGAGCGTGACTTTGCAGAGCATGGACTTGTACTTAATGATTATTCCAAGCAGTGTGTCATGGCATCTATGAGTGCTATTTACAACCTTGTTACATCTAGCAAAGCCGCTATGAGTAACTTGAATGGATCTAATTTGAGACAGATTATTGGACAGGTATCAAGCCTTCAACTTAATGCCAATGCAGTGCCGAGGGAGTGCTACTTCCAGTTGAGAAGCAAACAGGATGCAAATGGAAATTGGTACAAGGAAGTAGAAATGGGAATCGAAGGAGACGGAAACGATGCACTTCTCCGTAATTTCGGTGTTGGTGTTAAAAAGGTCTATCCGGTATGGCTTGTGAAAGAAGGGGATGAATTTACATATCCGAAGCACAGAGGTGTTGAAGTTACGCCGCCGGAGTGGGAAGAAAAAGGATTGTCGCAGAAAGTAATCCGTGTAGTTTATCCAGTCGAGATGGACGGTGGAAAGATTGAATACATGATTGCGGAACGTGAAGGCGTGAAAGGAAACCTTTTGGCTCATGTGCGCAACAATCTTTTGAATGAAACGTTTGGAATTTGCGAGAATAAGCGCAAGGCAACCGACAAGCAAAAGGCTGAAATTAAGGCTAAAAAGGACGAGATTATCAGTGCACTTCTCGGATGCAAGACATTGGAAGAAATGCTTGCTTGTGAAGTGGCAAGACCTTATATGAGCGCGGCGTGGAGAGAAACTTCCGAAGCTATGATTATTCGCAAGATGCGCAATAATGCAATCAAGAAGCATCCGAAAGACCTTAACGCTATGGCTACACAGTCACTTATGCAGATGGATGAAACTTATCAGCAGACGCAGGAAGAAATTGCCGAGAACGCCAATTCAGAGGATTTTGTTGTAGATGCGGAAGCAAAAGAAGTTGAAAGCGCAGCAGTCGAAGCGGAAGTTATTGAATCGGCAGAGAATGACGAGAATTTGCCGGACTTTATGAAAGATTAGGAGGTTTTCTATGAGAGTTATATCGCAGGACGGGACAAAGGATTTCCCGTATGATAACGCTTGGGTTTCTGTATATGAAGGATGTATAAATGGGCGCGTTTATGTGAGGATGCAGATATGTGGATATGATGATTCAGTAGATGTTGCAGATTATTCCACCGAAGAAAAAGCAAAGAAAGCCATGGAAATGCTTAGAATTGCATATGCAGGCAAATTTATCACAAATGCGGATATTCCAGATGATTTCAATGAAACGCTAAAGGCTGCTATGAAAGGCGGCTTTGGAACTGTGGTAGTTAAGGATACTTGCGAACGTGTGGAATTTAACAATCTGAATGGATATTTCCACTTTCCGGCAGAGGAAGAATTGGAGTAGCCTATGAAATTAAAAGTCTTAGGTTCCGGTTCATCCGGTAACTCATACGCCTTAATTGCCGACAATGGAGAAATCCTTGCAATCGAAGCCGGATGTAAATTCATGGACTTTAAGAAGATGATTGATTGGCGTATATCTGATGTTGCCGGATGTATTGTGAGCCACGAACACGGAGACCATGCACGCTACATAAAGGATTTTATGAGATCTGGTATTCCGGTTTATACGGCATTTGAAACACAGACCGCACTTGAAAGCATTACAGGAGAGCGTACAATAGCCATTCCACCGCGCAGACCAAGGCAAATCGGCAGTTTTACAGTAACACCCTTCAATGTACCGCATGATACAGAAATCGAGTGTTATGGCTATTTAATCGAGCATGAGGAAATGGGCAAGCTGTTATTCTTGACCGACTTGGAATATTGCAAGTATGATTTTTCCGGTACGAAAGTTGAGCAGATTATGGTTGAAGCCAATTACAGCATGGACTTGGTAGACCGGAATGAGCCAAATTACGAACACCGTTTGCGAGGTCATATGAGCCTTGATACGGCACTTAAATTTATTCAGACGAACGACAACCCAGCTTTACGAAATGTCGTTTTAATACACTTATCGGACACAAGCGGAAATCCCGCGTTATTCCTACAACGAACGAAAGAAACAATTGAATATGGATCAAATGTTTATGTTGCAGAAAAAGGGTTAGAGGTTGATATGAACCTTTGTCCGTTCTGATTGGTTGAAACACCTTGGTGAAAGCCTAAAAGAAACTATCTTGTTTGGCGAATAATAGTTATCACAAGCTTATTGAAAGCCATGTTTTGGCGGTGCGTTTACCGTACAGCCCTTACAAAAGATTGGAGGTAAAAATTGAAATTATGTGAATACTGTATGGCTGAATTTGAGCCGAAGCGACCAGATCAAAAATACTGCAGACCCAAATGTGCAAAAAGATACGCACAGTTTAAGAATTTTAAAAAGGCTGGAAGAATTGTGTATACAAGAATATGCCCGAAATGTGGCAGGATGTTTATGACGATAGATGAACGCAAAGTTGATTGCCAAGACTGCATCAGCAATGAAGTTAAAGAACGATTGAAAAAACCAAAGAAAAAGGATGATGCAATCAAGGCTGTGAATCATATGGCACGCGCCTCCGGAATGAGCTACGGAAAGTTTGCGGCTCAAATGAGCATGAAGCCATTGGAGAGGAAGTGATTGGATGGGATATAAACACGGATTATCAAATAAATGCGGTAGATTATATCCTCTGTGGAAAAGTATTAAATATCGTTGCTATTGCAAAACTTCTCGCGACTATAAAAATTACGGTGGAAGAGGGATTGCAATGTGTGATGAATGGAAGAATGATTTTCTAAGTTTCCACGATTGGGCAATCGCAAACGGGTATAAAGAGGAAAAGACGGATAAGGGATTGAACATTTTAACCATTGACAGAATTGATGTTAATGGGAATTACGAGCCTAGCAATTGCAGGTTTGTAACAAATGCAGAACAAGCTAAAAACAAAAGAAATAGCATTCCTTTAGAGGAAAAATTTTTAAAATGTCCTGTTTGCGGAAAGCAATTTGTGAAAAAGCAGAGAAATGGGCAAAAAACATGTAGCAATCGCTGCGGAAGGATTCTTTATTGCAGAGAGCATCCAAACACAAAAGACTATATGAAAATATGTCCTATTTGCAATAAATCATTTAACGCCAAAAGAGGTGGTCATTACAATGACGCGGTTTATTGCAGTAAAAAATGTAAAGATTTATCGGGTTCGCCTGTTTGGGAGCACAACGGACAAACCCATAGGGTTGTTGAGTGGGCTGAAATAGTAGGTATAAATGCACATTGCTTATTACATAGAAAGGATATGGGTTGGACTATCGAAGAGATATTAACAACGCCATTGAGAGGTAGAAGAAAATGCCGAATGTAAATTATAAGC